GGTGTCATGGTATGTACCAACTGCTATGTTGACCATATCCTCTAGCTTTTCGTATTGATATTCTGAAAGTAATTCTTTCATAACATCCATTGCATTTTTTATCTGTACTATATCCATTATAGTTCCTTTCTATTTGTTTATTCGTTAGTAGTTGAATGCTATATTCATAGCTATCATTAATACTATAAAATAAAATGTGAGTGGTCTCATATAGTCATCCTTTCTTTTAATAAATCATAATCGGTAGTAGCTACTTCCAGGTGCTTTCGCCTGGGCTACTTCACTACTACCATTTAGTGTTATGTTACATAGCTAATCCATTTACATGCATCCTTTCTTGCTATCTTAGACTTTATTCTACCTACATACATAACGTACATAGGTAGTATAAAACCTACTTGGTTTTAATAGGGTGCAGTTTCGAGGTCTTCGCTTACAGCGACTTCCTCTACTGCTACATCCTCCGAGGCAGGTGCCTCAGATGCAGAAGCCTCACGAGACTTCTTAGATGTTGGGCTGGCGTTATGTAAATCCATCAACGCCCATTTGTTGATATGGATTGGGAATGTCTCTTTCACTCCCTTAATGTAAGTGGTGATGAACGTAACATCTTTCCACTCGGTGATAGGCTCACCTGTAATACCGCATACCATAGGGTACGCTATTGGTTTTGACATAAGTATATCCTTTCTATTATTGGCTTATGCTTGACATATATTATCTATATACATCAGTTGTCTGTCCGACTTCGCGTTAGTCGGAAGGACAGACAAGTGATATATACTAGCAGTGGTACTGCAAGAATATATAATCCACATTGTGTGTGGTGTCACATTCGTGACAATAGTTTATAGTTTTAGTATCCATAACTTCCTTTCAAGTTAGCTATACATATCTTCTATTATGTAGTCATCTACATACTCTTCATCATTCATAGTGCACCAACTATTAATCCTGCTACATTATCTGGACTATTGTCCATACATGTATTGCAGAATTTATAAGTTATATCACTATATATTTTATCTATAAAGATAATTCCATTATCTTCATTACAACAATCATTCATAATATCCTTTCATATTAAAAAATTAAATAAAGCCCCGTACTCCGAAAGTTCGGAAGGGGCTTTAATTTAAGTATTATCTAAAGAGTGTTAGTTGCTTAATCTTATCAATACGTGTGAGTTCACGTGCTGATACATCCCAAGCATTTTCGCCATTAAGATATACTTTTGGCGCACAATCTTTATAGTGTATATTAAGTGGATATGTCTTGCCATTGCTAGCAGGTTTCCAATACGCATCCTTCTTGAATACGATAGGGTATAGACATACACGACATAGTTTCTTATTAGTAAATTTATCCATTGTTATTCCTTTCTTATTAAATAGATAATAGTTAACGTAAGTCTTACGACCTCCGCGCGAGTCGGAGAGTAAGACGTCTTAATTTAGGACGCCACATCCAAGTTAGCCATAGCGCTGGGCTAGGTTCCTCATGATGTATACGTTTATATATAGCTCTACGTGTCTGTAGAACTATATGATGTATCTGTAACTCAAGCATTAGTACATACATTCTAAGTTTATTCATAGTATTCCTTTCTTAAGTTTGTCCGACACTTCCTAAGTCGGAAGGACAAACTAAAATAATTTAGTACATGGGTTACATAGATAGTCATCTATGTCCCCGTCATAGTAACTAGTGTCAGTAGATGTACACATTAAACATTCATTCATAGTAAATCCTTTCTATTCATAAAGATGTATAGGTACATTAAAGAACTATATATCTCTACAAAATAAATACATATGGTGTCAGACTGTCTGACTTCCGAAAGTCGGAAGGACAGTCTGTTACCTATGTAGAATATTTATGTACTGTCTATAAATCTATTACTATATATAACCTATGACTACCAGATGTCAATCTGGATGTTCTACATATAGTACGTAAGTCTAAAAAGATATGCTGGTAATACTGTAGGAAACCCTGTCTGTATGGGCGTTAGCGGGCATTAGTGTTATTGAAGCTAACTAAACCTGTTTATAAGTCCTTGGGTACTGCCTTTGTCTTTCTAGTGTACTGTCTTGCCAGTCAGCAGCTTTCCGCATCCCGATTGCACCTTCACCTGTAACAAATTACTTGTGTTTAGTGTTTGTATTTGAGAGTATGTTACCATATAATTAGCACTACGCAAACATCTACAGGAAGATAGTTTTTTATGGTCGAAACATCACACAATGTAATCTGTATAGCAGAGGGTTGTAGAAAGAAATTAACAGGTAAACAGCGTAAATTCCATTCCCCTACCTGCCAAAAGAGACAGTTTGCTAAAGATAAACGACATAATAAGAAAGTTGACACAAAACCGATTAATATAGAACGTAAGTCTGACGAGGGCGATTATGCCAGCGTTAGGCGAGGTCAGTATTATCGAGCTTTTGTAAGCGAAGGAATAGCTGACCAAGTTGCAACAGGCGATATGACGGTAGCACACGCTGCTTCCCTCCTTGGCTGCACCTCTGCTACTGTCAGTCGCATGCTCGCTGCCTACAAGATTGATACTAGAAACTCAGTAGCTGCCGAAGACTGGGAGTTATCTACTGACGCAAAGGATGCATTAGAAAATTTCGCTATCTTCCGACAAAAATACTTCCGAACCGAACTAGGTATGCAGTATGACACCGCTCCTTTTCACACTAACTGGATAAATAACATTATAGATAGCATAGAAAACGGTAAAGAGTTACTTATCTTAAGCCCCCCTAGACATGGAAAGACAGAACTGTTAATACACTTTGCTGTATATCAGATATGCAAGAATCCAAACACACGTATCATGTGGGTAGGTGGGAACGAAGATATAGCTAAGAATGCCCTTAGCGCAGTCCTAGACGTGCTTGACACGAACGAAGAGCTAAGAGATGCATATTGTGTACCAGGTACATCTTTTAAGCCAAATAACCGTTCTGGTAAGAACTGGTCACAGAATCAATTTACTGTAGGTACACGAACTGTTGCAGGTATTAAGTCACCGACAATGGTAGCTGTAGGTAAGGGTGGAAAGATTCTATCACGTGACTGTGACATAATTATTGCTGATGACATCGAGGACCACCAAACTACTATGCAACCTGGTGCAAGAGAAAGTACTAGACAATGGTGGACTACAACATTATCAAGTCGTAAAGAGGAACATACAGCTGTAATTGTTATTGGTTCTAGACAACATCCTGATGATTTATATAATCATCTTTTAGAATCAGATAACTTTACAAGCATTGTAGAAACTGCACACAAGTTAGATTGTGAAATACCTGAACACTTAGAAGCAGAACATATTGATTGTATGTTGTGGTCTAACAAACGTTCTTTTAAATGGTTAATGTCTAGGTTACATTCTGCTGAATCTACAGGTGGTAGGCAAACATTTGAGATGGTGTACTTTAATCAAGCATACGTAGAAGGTACACAAATATTTACTATGAACGTAGTTGACCAATGTATGCGACCTGACTTAGTACTAGGACAAGTATATAAAAACTTATACTTAGTAGCTGGACTTGACCCTGCATCATCAGGGTATCAAGCATCAGTACTATGGGGTATAGACCAATACCGTGGTGAGTTATTTTTAGTTGACCTAGAAAATAGAAGAGGTGGAGGTATTAGAGCTGCACTAGACCAAATGTCAGATTGGGTACACAAGTATGATTGTAGACATTGGATAGTAGAAGAAAATGGTTTCCAAACTGCTATACGTCAAGATGCTGCAATAAAAGAATTTACATTACGTAGTGGTATAACAGTACAAGGACACTTAACTGGTAAAAACAAACATGACCCACTTTATGGTGTAGGTGCAATGGCTGATTTATTTGAAGCAAAGAAAATACACCTACCTACTGGTGATGGGGAATCTAGTGCTAAAGTACAGAAATATCGACAACAACTGTTATACTTTGATGGAAAACCTGTTTCTAAAAGAAACAAAGAGAAAACTGATATAGTTATGGCTAGTTGGTTTCCAATGAAAGTTTTTAGGCGTATGCAAAAAGA